TTCCTAAACCTACAATGGCACAATTAGATGCCTTTGAAGCACAAGCTACTGAAGTTGAAAGACTAAACCTAGTTAAAGCAAATAGAGCAAAAGAATATCCTGACTTTAAAGAATACCTAGATGGTATTGTTAAAGGTGATGATGCTCAAATACAAAAGTATATTAACGATTGTCTAGCAGTTAAAGCTAAATATCCTAAGGAATAGATGACAATAAGTATTCTTGGAACGAACAAACTTTATCTTGGGATATAATTGAATGATAATATTTATAATAGGAACATTAGTTGGAGTTTATTTAGGTTGGAAACACAACCTAGAAGTAACTAAAATTATTGAATTTATAAAAAGTAAATTAAAAAAATAATCTATTGTAATTTGTTGCAACGCAACATACATATATTTTCTAACTAACTAAGGAGAATACTATGTTCAACTTTAATCCTTTTAAAGTTCCTTCTTATTCTGAATATAAAGAATCAGCAGAAAAGTTCTATAATGATTACTTTAAATTCTTTAAAGATTGGTATAAAGATGTTGAAGAAACTTTTAACAAAAAATAAAAATGGAAAAAAAACAAGGTTTATACGCTAACATAAATAGACGTAAAAGACTTGGTATATCAAGACCAAAATCTAAATCTACTATCTCTTCAAAAGCATATAGATTTATGAAAATGGGATTTAAAAAAAATAAATAAATTAAACCATGAGCTGTTGTTCTAATGTAAATGTTACTCCAATTGTTATTGGGGGCGGTACTGGTTCAACAGCTTATGATGCTTTCGGCAGACTTAGAACATCAACTCCATATACTTTATTTGATAGCAAAAACATATTATCTAAAAACAGTTTATTTGATGAATCTTTAACAGGTTCAGGAACTGTTAGTTATAGTTCAGATAAAAGCACAGTAAGTTTAAATGTAACAACAGCTTCTGGTGATAAGGTTATAAGAGAAAGCAAAAGAGTGTTTTCTTATCAACCTGGTAAATCATTATTAAATCTTAATACATTTATATTTAATACAGCTAAAACTAATTTAAGACAAAGAGTTGGATATTTTGAAGATAACAACGGAATTATATTACAACAAAACAATTCAGAAGTTTCTTTTATATTAAGAACATCAACTACTGGAACAGCTTCAGATTCTAATAAAATAACACAAGCCAATTGGAATGGAGATAAGTTAGATGGAACAGGCACTAGTGGATTTACATTAGACTTAACTAAAACAAATATATTTTTTACAGATATTGAGTGGCTAGGAGTTGGTTCTGTTAGAGTTGGATTTGTTATTAATGGACAATTTATAGTTTGTCATACATTTCATAACGCTAATTCTCAAACTTCTGTTTATATGAAAACTCCTAATCTTCCGATTAGGTATGAAATAGAAAATACTGGAGCAACTGCTTCTTCTTCTGCGTTACAACAGATATGTTCAACGGTTATGTCTGAAGGTGGTTACGAACCTTTAGGTGTTGAAAATATTGTAAAGACTGCAGACATGGCAACTGGTCAATCAGTTGGAACTTCTTATGTTAATCTTGTAACTATTAGAATGAAATCTGGTAGAACAAATGCAGTAATAGTTCCTTCTGGTATTGATATTTTAAATATTTCAAATGTAGATTTTGAATGGAGTTTATTGTTAAACGGAACTCCTAACTCTGCTTTTGCTTGGACATCTTATAGTGATAATATAGAATATTCTTTAGAAGCAAAAACAATGACAAGTGGAACTACAATTGCATCTGGTTATATTGGTGGAAAAACTGCCGCTGTGCAATTAGGCAATGGAACATTTTCTTGGTCAAACCAATTAAGCAGAACAATTTCTGGAACAAGTGATACATTAACTTTAATGATTAAAGCATCTTCAGCAAGTAAAGCTGCAGCTGGAATTTTAAGATGGTATGATATATAATGGCTAATCTTTATAAAAACGCTTTCTATGATCCTGCAGTTACAACTCCTGTGACTGTTTATACAGCACCTGTAGAAAAAACTGCATTAATAAAAAATATTCAATTAACAAATGAGTCTGGCAGTAAAGTAGTAAAAGTATATGTAAGAGATAGTTCAGCTTCAACTGATTATCAAATTGCTTATGCTAGTTTTTCTGGATCTTCTATTTGTAATTTAATACAAGCGCCGATTGTTTTAGAACAAGGTGATGTATTAAAGATTGAATCATCTTCTACAGCAGGTATAAGCGGAATAGTTAGTTTATTAGAAGTTTATTATTAATGGATGTAGTAAGAATACCTAAAGAAGAAGTAAATAAAGTTTGGATTCTAGTAAGAGAATATATTAGAAATGCTTTAATATATTCTGGTAGTCATCATCATGCTGACCATTACAAAGACTTAATAAAAGACGGTAAATTACAGCTTTGGATTATTTGGGATGAGAAAAAGAATACTGTTGAAGAACAATTTAATGGACTTGTTCTCTCACAAATCATACAAAGAAGCATAAAAAAAGTCTTACATTTACCTATGGTTACAGGTAAGAATAGGCAACAATGGCAAGATTTAATTGTAAAGATAGAGAATTTTGCTATAGATCAAGGATGCGATTGCATAGAATTAATTGCAAGACCAGGTTGGCAAAAGATTCTTGACAAACATAAGTACTATAGAACCCATGTAGTATTAGAAAAAAATTTAAAAAAAGAGGAAAAATAATATGTCATTTTTAGGCGGCGGTGGCGGATCAGGAACTACAGTAAGTACAGTAACTCCTTATGCTCCAGCTCAACCAGCATTAAATCAAATTTTAGCAAACGCAGGATATTTATATCAACAAGGCGGAGCATCATCTTATGTTCCCCCATCTGAACAAACATTAACTGGTTTAGGAATTCAAGAATCATTAGGAACATCAGCTGCACAACAATTAGCAGGAACATTAGCTGGTCAATATACTAATCCATTTTTATCTCCAATTATTCAAAGAGCTGGACAAGAAGCGTATGGTACAGTTGCTCAACAATTTTCAGGAGCAGGAAGAACTCCAGGTTCTCCTATGTCTCAACAACAAGTTGCAGATATTGTAGCTCAAAGAGCTTTACCTTTTGCGTTCCAAGAATATGGACAAGAGAGACAAAGACAATTAGATATTGCTCAAAGAACTCCAAGTTTATTTACAACTGGACAACAGTTAGAACAATTACAAAGAGAGTATCAACAAGCACCATTCCAAGCATTACAACAATATGCTGGTCTTGTTACTCCAATCGCTTCAGGATTACCTACTCAAACTAGAGATGTTCAATCTCAATCTAATCCATTAACATTAGGATTAGGCGGAGCATTAGTTGGTTCACAAGTTTTACCAAGTATATTTAGTGGACTATCAGCTGGACAAGGAGCTGCTTATGGTGGAATCGGTGGACTTGGTTTAGGATTATTAGGGTTATTATAATATGGGTGGAGTTGTTGATGCAATCGGTGATGTAGTCGGTGGTGCAGCGGATGTCGTTGGCGATGTAGTCGGTGGTGTTGCTGATATAGCTGGTGATGTTGTTGAAACAGTTGCTGATAACCCAGAGCTTGCATTAATTGCCGGAATATTTGCAGCACCTTATCTAGCACCAGAATTATTTTATGGAGCAGGAATAGAAGCAGGTGGAGCAGGAATATTAGGAGCAGATATAGCAGCTGCAGGAAGTTTAGGTTATATACCAGGAGCAGAAGCCGCAGCATTATATTCTAGTTCACCATCATTCAGTCAATATTTATTTGGAAGTATTCCAGAATTAAGTGCTGCTGCAATAGCAGAAGGAGCTGTACCAGTTGCAAGTCAAGGAGTACTTGGTTTAGGTGGTGCTTTTAATCCTTTTTCAGGTTCTCTAGCAAGCAATGTTCAAGGTTTATTTCCATCAACAGATTTTGTTAGTTCATTTATTCCAAAGACACCTGCTGATATAGCTAAAACTTTGGGTCAAGCAGTTTTATTAGGCGGAGCAGCAACTCAACAACCTCAAGTTCCTGGTGTTGATATGAATGTACCAGCAAGTAATGTTCCACAGTATGGTACAGGAAGAAGTATTTTTAATGCTTACAATTCTTCTAAACAAAATATAAATAATATTTTATATCCACAAGGATTATTAGGAACACAACAACCAAGAACAGCAGGCATTTACTCAAACTATTTACAACAACAAGGATTAATATAATGGACAGTCTAACAGAATTATTAAAGAAATATTATGGTTACGGAATTAATGACCAACTTAGTTCAAATGAACAAGCAGATTCAGAAATGGGATTAGGGCAAGACATGGGAGTAAAAAATCAATCATTATTAGGTTCTGATAGAAAGACAAATAATACTTTAAGTTTAATGGGATTACTTGGTAGCCCAGAAGCATTAACAGGATTAGGTTTAATATCAGCTGGTATGAAGGGTCAAAGTATTGGTGAAGCTGCATTACCATCTTTTGTTGAAGGATTAAAAGTATCTTCAGCTGTAAAAACATTAACTAAAGAACAAGAGCAAGAAAAAAATATTGCTGCCTTTGCTGATAAAGTTCCTGAACAGTACAAAGCATTATTTAAAGCGTTTCCAAAAGAAACAATGAAATTATTATTAACTCCTAAAACTCCAACGATTAGTGGTGAAGCATTAAAAGTTGCAGGTAAATTACAGGGTTTAAATGCTACTGAATTTAAAGAAGCATTTGGAAAATTATCTAAAGTTGAGCAAGACTTATACAATAAAGAAATAACAGGTAATCAAGATATTGTTTCTCAGTTACTTACTATGTCAGGTGGAGATTTAAGTAAATTTGCTCAAAATCAAAAAGTAACAACAACTACTGCAGCAGCGCCTGTTGATATTAAATCAACTGATGTCTTTAAAAAATATAAAGAAGCAAATCCAAATGTTTCTGACGAAGCATTAATAGACGCAATTAGAAAAAAATATCCAAATAAATAAAGATACTTATTATGGCTACGCAAATTATAGATCCTTTTGAACAAAAAGGTTCTGTCAATATTATTGATCCATTTGAAAAAAAAGAAGAAACAACTTTAGAAAAAGCATTTGGTGATTTAAGTAATGCAGATATTATTGCTGGTAAGAAAAAGGGAGATCAACCAACAACTGTAATTAAAGATCCTTTCGCAGATACTCCATCTTCTTCAATAACAATAAATCAATTAAAAGATGTTTGGAAAGATGAGCTTGGCGTTACACAAGAAAATAAAGAAAAATTAAGATGGTTACTTGGAGATCCAAATAATAGTTTATTAGGTAAGGTTAATAATTATTTATTTGATAGAGGTTCAGAAACTATAGATGCAGCTGTAAGAACAGGTACATCTGTAGGATTTATTGCATCTGGTTTAGCCGGAGATACTCTTAATACTATTTATAAAGTTACAGGTAATGATCCTAGTGGAGTTGGAGAAAGATTAACTAGAGATATAAATATTGGTTTAATGGAAATCATGGGTAGATCCTCAGGATTTAAACCAGTTGCTAAAAAAGAAGGTTTTCTTAAAAGTGAAAAGACAGGAAAAGAATTTGATAACATTATTAATTACGCAAAAGAAAGTCAAGAAAATAGAAAAGAAGTAATTCAAAATGTTAATAGAGTTCTTGATGATGAAATAAAAATTATTAAAGAAAATAATGATATTGTTCTTGGTGATGCATTTCAACCAGGTAATGTTACAAAAAGAACTCAGATACTAGATGAAATAAAATCTACTAATGAAAAGATTGCAGAAGGTATTCCTGAAATTAAAATTGAAATACCTAAAGCAGAAGTTCCAAAAGTAGAAATACCTAAAAAAGAAATACCTTTAGAAACAATTCCCAAAATAGAGATACCTAAAATTGAACCTATTGCAGAACCAATTTCTATAGCAGATAGAAAGCCAGCTTTACCACTTGAAGTTACAAAAAAAATTACTGAAGCTGCTGCAAAATTTTTTAAAGAAGAAAATATTATATTAGATAAAAAAAAACCTATATCATTACAACTACAAGAGTTATGGCAGTCTGGTAAATATGATGTTCCAACTATAATAAGAAGAATTGCAGAAGATAATAAAATTACTTATGAACAATTTACTAATTTTATCTATCCAAGTATAAGAGCTTCTGCTCAAGAACTAAATGCTTATTCTCAATTAGCAAAAAGATATAAAGAGATGTTAGATCCAACTAACTCTTTTGACACAGGAACTGGAACATTAGGATTTTTAAAAAGATTAGATAACATTCGTAAAGGAGTATTAGTTACAAGACTTGCAACTTCTGTTCGTAACTATGTTTCACAAAGCACTAGACTTGGTCTTGAAACATTACAGTCTGGATTAGATCTTGCTTTACAACAGGCAATAAGACCATTTGTAAAAGACAAAGTTAAATTTGATAAAGGCGCAGTTAGTCCATTAAGTAATTTTCAAGGTTTAGTTAATAACTTTACTCAATGGAATCCTAAGGGTGGTTTTAAAAAACATAAAGAAATAAAAACATTAACTAATAAAATATTAGACAACTTTCCAAAAGAAAAAGATAGATTATTTTTAAACTACGCATCAGATGTTAAAAATTATGGCGGTGTAAAAGGTAAAAAAGATACTTTAAGTAAAGTAGAAGGAGCTGTTGATTTAGCAAACATAGTTAACAAGACTCAAGAATACATAACTAGAAGAGCAGTATTTTTAGCAAGACTAGATGAATCTATTAAGGCAAATGGAAAGTTCTATAACAATAAAACATTAGAGCAACTAAGAAGAGATGGTGAGTTAAATTTATTAAGATCATCTGACATTGCTGTTGCCATTGACAAAGCACTAGATACAACTTTCTCAAAAGATTTTAATATTTCTAAAGGTGGATTTGATGCTTTTGCTGGAAGAATTGTTGAAATTATTAATAATCTTCCGTTCTTACTTACAAATATAATTCCATTTCCTAGATTCTTAATGAACGCTATTAAGTTTCAATATGACTATAGTCCACTTGGAATACTAAGTTTTCTTAGCAAGGGTGCAAGAGCAGAACTTGCAAGAGGAAATACTTCTGTATTGAGCAAAGCAACTCTTGGTACAGGAATGATATTAGCTGGTTATGCTTTGCGTAATCAACCTTATGCTGGTGAAAAGTGGTATGAATTTAAAGTAGGAGACAGAACAGTTGATACAAGAGGTTATAACCCATTTGCTGCTTATTTATTTTTAGGAGATGTTATTAAAAGATACCAAGAAGGAACATTAAGAAATTTAGATGTTAAAGGTATTGCTTCTGTATTGTTTGGAGTAAGAGGAACAACAGGAGTTTATATAGTTGATTCATTAATTAATTATTTTACAGATCCAAAATTAAATAAAGAAACAATTGTTGATGGATTGCAGAAATTATTAGGAGAAACATTAGCAGGATATTTAACACCATTTCAAAACTTTACTGATGTATATGCACAATTTTTTCCAGAAGCTAGAGCTGTTAAAGAAACAGGTGGTTCAGAATTTACAGGTGCATTTACTAGAAGATTTCCAGGTTCTAATTTGCCAACATTAACTTCCCCAACATCTTATATTATAGATGCAAATGGAATACCAAGAGCTGCACCTATTTATAAACAAGATCCATTATTAACACAGGTAACAGGATTAACATTTAATGCACAAAAAAATCCTGCTGAAAAAGAATTAGACAGATTAGGTTTTGATTATAGAGAAATATATAGATCAACTAAAATTCCAGAATTAGATAGAGCTTATAAAGATAAGCTAGCAGTATCTATTGGATTTGGATTGTCTAATATTGTTTCAACACCTCAATATCAAAACATGAGTGATAGTTATAAAAGTTTAATAGTTAAAAAATCATTAGAGAAATTTAAAAAGGAAGCAAAAGAAGAAATGCAAAAAGACACAAGTCTTGCTCCATATTTAATGCAAGTAAAAATAAATTCTTTAGACAAAGATACTAGACGAATCTTAGATGATGTAGTTGGTATGGATTATATTGATAATCTTCTGAAGGAGCTAAAAAAAGTGAAATAACATGAGTACACAATCACAAAAAAACAACGAACAAATACTTATATTGAACGGAAAGCTAAAATTACTAGACCAAAAGATTGATTTATTAATGAATAATCATCTGAAACATATTGAAGATAAGATCAATACCATATATAAGGTGTTATGGTTAGTCTTAACACTAAGTATAGGGGCGGTAGCAGATCTAATAGTAAGACTGTTAGCCAATTAAGTAAAAGTGCTATAGGTGCTATATCAGAATATGAAGCAATTTGTTCTCTTGTCAAACAAGGATATATGGTTGCAAAGTCAATTGATCCACAATGTATCTTTGACTTGGTTGCAATCAAACCAAATGGTATAGTAAGATTAATAGATGTTAAAACAAAATCATATCGTAAAAAAAACAATCATAATATTCACAGATCTCCAAATGAAAAACAAAAACAACTTGGTGTTGAACTAATGATTATTGACACAAAACAAATATTAACAGATTTAAAACATAACCAAGAATTATCTAAAGAAAATAAACTTACAGTTGAACAAAACAAATATAAAAAAAACAGAAAAGAACAAAAATGTTACAAGTCATTTAAAGATTTAGTTGATGTTTTCAACAACAAAGAGAAGATGGATAGTATCAAGTAAGTGCATTAATTACCTATACAATGATATAGGTTGTGTCTTATTAAATAATTGTAAATGTATTATGGATTACCAAGCAGTAAAAGATAGAATTAAAAAACATGAAGGGTTTAGAAATACTGTTTATTTAGATTCATTAGGCAAAGCCACTATTGGTTATGGTCATTTATTAACTGAAGATGATGATTTTGAAGAAGGTATTCAATATGATAAATCTTTATTAGAAAATTTATTTGATAAAGACTTTAATAGATCTGCTTATAATGCAGAACAACTATTAGAAGGCATTGATATTTGTAATACTGCAAGAGAAATAATAGTAGAAATGGTATTCCAATTAGGTATTGGTGGGGTTTCTAAGTTTAAAAAAATGTTTGAAGCATTAAGAAAAAAAGACTATAATGAAGCAGCAGAACAAATGTTAGACTCTCAATGGAGAGTTCAAACGCCAAAGCGCTGTGAGGAATTATCAGATCTCATGCGTTCTTGCGCATAACCAAATAGATAAAAATATGTTACCAGCACTAGGTGCAATAGCACCATTAGCAAAAATACTATTCAGTACGATTGAAAAATCTATTCCTGATAAAGACTTACAAGAAAAATTAAAAGCACAACTTAATCAACAGTTGTTACAATCAAGTACGCAAGAGTTACAAGCAGCTGCTAGAATAGTAGAAGCAGAAGCTAAAGCAGGTTGGTTTGCAAGTTCTTGGAGACCATTATTAATGTACGTTTTAATATTTGTTTTAGTATTCAATTATATCTTTGCACCAATAATTAAAATGATTACAGGTTTAGTTGTTGGATTTGATTTACCAGGAGATGTTTGGACTTTATTACAAATAGGTTTAGGCGGTTATGTTGTTGGTAGATCAGGTGAAAGCATAGCTAGAACATTAGCCAATAAACAACCTAATAAAGAATGATGAATATATTTAAGAAGATAAATAACTTTTTAAAAGAATATATCACATTCCCACATGAACCCCTAAGATACAAAAGAGTTATAAGATTTAAAAAAGTAATTAAGAAAAAAGGTTATAAAAAATAAAATGAGAAAGAACATTATACCAACAACTATAGTTTTAATACTATGCTTAATCATTAGTGCATCGTCTCAAACAACTACTCAGAACAATGCTTCTGGTAGTAATACTTCTATTACTGGTGGCTATACTAGCACCTCTAATTCAACGTTTGAATCAGGTTCTTCATCTAATTCTACTACAACATCTAATTCTACTACAAACGCCTATTCAGGAGACACAAGAGTTGCAGCAACAGCATCTGCACCAGCAATGTCTGCCTTCTCACAAGACTTATGCGTTGTCGGATATAGTGGTGGAGTGTCAACATTCGGAGTAGGTATAT